GAATTCGCGGCTGTAGGTTAAGTATTACCCTACAGGCGCGAATTCTCAATTCTCACTTCTCAAGTGCGGCTTTAATCTCCGCTTCCGAGATTAAAAAAGCCACCTAAGCCACTGTGGCAAATGCCACTTGGCTATATAAAGAGAGGGATTTCCCTCGAGAATCATAATGAATTCTCAATGGCAACCGAAGACTCCGTCCCCGCTCTCGACTCCGTGCCCGGTCCGCAAGTATCCGTCCGAAATGTTAGTCGTCGACAAGGGATCTATTGGATGCTCACGATCCCCCAGCCCGATTTTACTCCCTACCCAGTGCGTGGAAGTACCTGGTTCCGTGGACAGTTGGAAACCGCGGCGTCTGGGTATGTCCACTGGCAGGCATGCATCGCTTTCTCAAAGAAAAAGTCTCTCCGGCAAGTTAAGGAAATCTTCGGTCAGTCCTGTCACGCTGAACTCACAAGAAGTGAAGCAGCGTTTGACTATGTATTCAAAGAAGACACAAGAGTCGATGGAACCCAATTTGAATTTGGAGGAAGACCTTTCGATAGAACCTCCAGAGAGTGTTGGGAGCGAATCTGGGAGTCAGCCGTATCCGGGTCTATTATCGATGTGGAGGCGTCGATTAGAGTTTGTCATTATCGGACTCTCAGACTCATTGCGTCAGACTATGGTAAGCCAGTTGGAATGGAGCGAGTTGTACGAGTGTTCTGGGGTCCAACTGGAACTGGAAAGTCTAGGAGAGCTTGGGAGGAAGCCACTATGGACGCTTACGCTAAAGATCCCCTCACCAAGTTTTGGTGCGGATATGCTGGTGAGAAAAATGTTGTTATCGACGAATTTCGTGGAGTGCTCTCGATCAGTCACCTATTGCGTTGGTTTGATCGATATCCTGTGCGTGTGGAAACCAAAGGAGGAAGTGCCGTTTTGCGTGCCTCAAGCATATGGATCACTTCAAACCTGCATCCTAGGTCATGGTACCCAGATTTAGATGAAGAAACTTATTTGGCGTTGGAACGAAGATTAGAAATAATAAATATTGTTTGAAATTTCTTTCCAAAAAATGACCAAACATGTTGCAAAACGTCCAAGAACCATTAATTCAAAAAGTTTTTACGGAACAGCTGCAAGAGTCGGAGGAAAGGTTGCAAAGTATGCAGCGCAGCGATACATCAAGCATAAGGTCTCTAACGCAGGAAAACGATTATTTAATACAGCTCGTAAAGTTACTGCTCGGTTTCTTAAATCTCGCTCTAATTCTGATAAGCGTAGTTTACCAGATATCATACAACAAGGAAGTCAACACAACGACTGGGCCAAACGTCCGTTAGGTCGAATTGTTATAAGCAATAAAACTGTTCCAAAGACAGTTGGTAAATTTTTTTTTGAACATTCTTATGGTAGAGTTTTGGAAGGAGCTCAAGGTGTTCAGTTGGTGAATACTGGAAATTATATGTTGACTAAAACGCAGTTAGGTGGTACCACTACTGGTAGTTTAAGTAATTTTGTTACTTCGTGGGCTACAGATCCGTTTCAGTTGAATCCTTATTCTACTGCTCCTAATAATGCTATTTATACAGGTGTGCCAGCTGCTGTTGTTGCAGATGATAAATTATGTATAAAGAGTATTAAACATATTTTGAGGATTGTATCTTTATGTACAGTTCCTCAGCGTGTTAAGGTATTATATTTTCTTTGTAAGAAGGATGGTGATGCTACTCCTTCTACTATTTGGAGTGAGGCTATTTCTGCAAGTGCTTATTTGCAGGCGTCTCAGGCTTCTGGTCCTACTAATTCTGGTTCATCAGCTTTTACTGCTGGTTATACTAGTTCTAATGTTGTGGGGGAAGTACCTCATAAATGGCCAACTTTTAGGAAGTTTTGGAAGTTAGTTCATTCTGATCAGTTTATGTTGCAAGGTGGTGATCAGATGAGTGTTCCGGTTAATATTGAAGTAAATAAGGTTATTACAAAGCAGATGTTAAGTTCGATGACAACTTCAGATGTTTATATATCTGGGTTATCAATTATTCCTATGATAATTGTTGATGCAGGTTTAACTGGGATTTCTAGTTCAGTTACAACTGATGCTAATACTTGTGCTCCAGGTTATGCTCGGATTGGTGTATTGGCTACCGAGAAATATACTTTTGGAGCTATGCCTGTCAATAGATTTACTATTGAACGTAATGAACTGGGTTATGTAAGACAGGATGTTACTGTTGGTGAAGTGTTTAAGATCATTAATGATGTTGATACAGCTGTTGCAGAAACGAAGTCTTAATAAAAATTTTTATTCTACTCTGCCTTTAAATTTTATAGCTCCCCCTTGGGGGCGGGGGGGGGCCCTTGCGACGACCAAAGGGAGGAGCCCACAAACCTATTCGGATTAAGCAGTTAGTGGTTAGTGGTTAGTGGTTAGGCGTTTGAAAAAACGAGAATTCGCGGCTGTAGGTTAAGTATTACCCTACAGGCGCGAATTCTCAATTCTCACTTCTCAAGTGCGGCTTTAATCTCCGCTTCCGAGATTAAAAAAGCCACCTAAGCCACTGTGGCAAA